GATGATGTTATGAAAGCTGCGCCGCAGATTTCCGCCGCATTTTCCATGATAAGCGGCGACAAGATAGAATTGCTGCTCAAAAAGCTGCTTTGCTCCAAAAACATTGTCATAAAAGACAGCGGAGAATATCTGACCGAAGAAACGGCAGATGAAATTTTCTGCGCAGAAATTCAAGATATGTACCTTTTGGCGTTCTATGTCCTCAAGGAGAACTTTGGCGGTTTTTTCGAGAAAATCAGTGCCCTCTTTGGCAACCTCGTGAAGGAGGAGGGGGGACTGGGAACCCAGAGCAGTACGGTCACCTTGACACAAGCAGGTTCGGGGAATTAGAACTGCGGATGTACACCCTCATTAAAGCAGGGCTTGCATCCAAATGGGAGCTGGAAACCTGCTACTCACTGGATGAGGCGCTAAAACTCTATGCGCTGTATATCCGCGATATGGATATCCAACAGATGCAGGCAGAGGAAATCAGGAGGGGGTGAGAGATTGACCATACGGGATATAGCGATTGCGATAGGATTTGAGATTGACGATGCGTCTTTCAAGAAGGCTGAGGAAACGGTTGAAAAAGCCAAACAGCGTTGGCAAACAGCGCTTCGCGGATTGCGGGCAGAAATAAAAGTAGATACTGTGCAGTCCGGTGTGGAAAGCGCGCCGCTGCCTAAAAAACCGGATAATCGGTCCGCATTGGGGACAGAGCAGCAGATTTCGGAAGAACTCAGGGAACAGCAGGGAACAACAGAAGAAATTCTGGAAAACCAACAGCAAATCAGTGAAACGCTTACAGAACAAGAACAAAAGCAGGAGCAGATTTCAAACACTCAAAGGGAAATAAACGAAAATACCCAACAAAATGTATCGGCGAATTTTAACTTGAAAAGTATTTTGGATAAGATTTTTCGGGTTAATAAGAATAATACAAACGAAACCGAAAAAGGGAAAAAGAAAAACAATCTTCTTCTCAATGTCCTTAATAAGGTTTTGGGGAAATGCAAGCAAATTGTTGCGTCTGTAAAGAAACACCATACTTCCGCAGAAAAGGTGAAAAGCACTTATCAACAGATTGTGGGAACAATGGGAAAAATTGCCGGTATGCTGGGTTTGGGTTTTTCCCTGGTTCAGCTCAAGCAAATCTCGGAGGAGTTTAACGGAATCAACGACCGAATCAGAGATGCCACCCGAGGAATGGGAGAACAAAGCGCCATTCAGCAGCAGATTTTACAGGCTGCCAACGCAAGCAGAACTTCCTACGGAGATACTGCGAAGTTTGTGGGCAATCTGGTGCAGGAGAACAAAGAGTTGTTCGGTTCTGTGGAAGAAGCGGCAAACTATGCGCAGCTCACCTCCAAACTGTTTAAGGCTGCCGGAAAATCCAACGAAGAAACCGCCGCCTTGCAGGAAGCAATCAACAAATCCTTTGCAAAAGGAAAGGTAGACAGCGAAACAATCAGCCAGTTATTGGAGAACGCGCCGGAAGCGGTGAAACTGCTGGAAAAGGAGCTTGGTGTCGGCAAAGAACGGTTTGAAGAGATGGCATCGCAAGGGCAAATCAGTTTGTCTGCCCTGAAAAATGCGATTGTCAACAATGCAGACACCATCAACGCTTCGTTTAACGAACTGGACATGAACCTTTCCGATGCGCTGCTCAACATTCGCAATCAATGGGGATTGTGGGTGGATAAGGTAAACAGTCAGTACGGACTTACCAAAAAGCTATCTGCTTTTCTGGTAAATTTCTTCTCCAAACTGTTGGGGTGGCTGGACAAGGCAGTTGCGTTTATCGACAAAATTGCAGACAAAGTGGGTGGTATGGAAAACCTGCTGAAACTGCTTGCGATGGCGGCAGGTTCTATCTGGCTTGCACTTAATGCAGGAAAGATTCTCAGCTTCTTTAAGAGTCTAAGCGGATTGCTTACCACGGCAAACCTCAAAACGCTTGCACTGGTTGCGGTTATCATGTTGGTTGCCCTTGCGATTGATGACCTGATTCATTTTATGAAAGGTGACGAAAGCGTCATCGGTGATTTTTTTGAAGAAATGGGAATTGATGCGGACGCTGTCAGAGAAACCATCGGAGGGGTTATTTCTTTTCTTGGCTCGTTGATTTCCACGATTGCGGATTTGCTCGGAAAAGGTTTGGAAAAACTGGGGGAATTTTTTGCATGGTCCACCGAGAAGGTGTGGCAAGCGGGCGAAAAGGTTGGAAAAACCATTCGCAGTGTTATGGACTGGTTTGGAAATTT